GGCTATGTATAAAGCTAGTGCTGATTTACCACAGGATGTGGGCGCAGCTACAGTCATTACTTCGCCTGCCGCTATGCCTCGATTGCCTAAGTACTCATCCAATTTATTGGTATGCGTCTTTACTACATCGGGCTTGTATTCTCCGGATTGCATTCTTTTAATGTCATCCATTAATTCCTTAGCTGAATCCCCTATCTTCGCTTTTGTTTGGCTAGGTAGAGAGTTAGAGAATATGCACTCCTCGAGTTCGGCACGAATAACTTCGTACCCCTTCTCTTCGGATTCAACATCCTCAACTGCCAGTCTGCACGATCTCATAAGGGATCTTAGCCTGGACTTTTCTGCCACTGTATGCGCAAAGAATAGAGCCTGAGTGGGCGTAGAAGCCTTCGCAGTGATGGCGAATAGCCCAGCNATCCCACCGACCTCATCGACCCCTTTAACGGTCTTTAAATGCTCAAGAACGGCAACGTCGTTTATGGGTTTATTCTGTAGTGCTAGAGCACCTATGGTATCAAATAATATTTTGCACCTGTGCAAATAAAAATCGTCCGACTGGACGATTGGAGTAACGGAATCGTAGACTTCTGTATTATCTTCTAGTAAGCAAGATGCAATTAATCCTTCCTCCGCTTCAGCATTATGTGGTTGCTGATGAACCAGTAGTTTCAATTCGTCTTGATTCATTCTCAACTGTGGACAAAAGAGCGCGAAGCAGTTGTCCTAAAGCATTATGCTTTATGCGTATCTCCTTGGGCAATCTAACGGAATCAATCTCATTATAAATGTTAAGGGATACTTCTGCGGCTTCTTTAATTTTTGTCATTTTTGTAGTATATTTTTTAAGTTAAGAACACTTGAACCCCTCGCCGATTTGCGAAGGGCCAAGCATTCTATCACAAGGTTTACTTCTCTTTTTCTCTTTCGAGCATCCCTATGGCTATCAATGAGTAGCCAATTAGGTCACGAAAAATGTCCTTGGATTGATCCCCCTTGGTGTTAACCTTGAGTGATCCATCGGAACAGAAAGCCTTAGCTCTCTGGAATTTGTCCTGCATTCTAATGCAGATACCAGTTATGGGGTGCACACCGAACTCAGTTGAAGCATCGAAGTTAGCGAAAGGATTTTCGCAAGTCTCTCCACCGGTGTAGTCAGCGTTCTTATTCGCCGTTAACTCCAGGATGGAATCAACTTCGTCCTTGCGGAACTTGTTCCACCAGACTTTATCGAAATCCCCCATAACTTAGAATGGGGAGTCATCACTAGTTGGCGCAGAAGATGCAGCCGGAGCACTGGGTGCTGGCGTTTCATCTGCTGGATTGAGTGCTAGTGACAAAAAAGAAACACCGCTTTTAGCGACTTTCTTCCATCCTTTTAGGTAGTAGGTCTTACCCTCTACGTCAATCTTACCGTTGTAATCCGGATGATTGGGTTTTTGTTTGCGATCATTCACAAAGAATGTACCGCTGTTCGTGTTATCGTATTCAGCCATATTTTATTTTGGTTAAAATTCAGTTGGTGTTACAACTGCACGAGCTTTATCTTTGCCGTGCCTATTGGTAGCATCTGGGTCTTTGGTATCGTCGATAGCGAAGAGTCCATTGAGAGCGTACTTACGAGCTATAGGAACTAGCTGAACCAGTTATCTGTGCATCGTCCATACCCTTTTTTGCCTCAGCTTCACGAGCAAAACCCGCTACTGGTATTCCTGCATCACTTATCATTATCAAGTAAAGTAGCTACGGCCTTGACGTAAACACGCCCTGAAATTTCCACAATGGAATCGCTGACAGTAAGAGAACAACCCCACTCAGCAAGCAGAGGTTTCAATGCAGTAAGGATGTCCTCACAGGAGCGATATTTGTATCCTCCGAACTTGTTGGTCTGCCCCTTGGGGGCTTTGAGGGATGACTGAACCCCTTGTAGTTTTTGTCTTATGTTTTTATTCATACTTATTTTTAGTTAGTTTGCGATACAGTTTGCATCGCTGTTTTTCATTACAGCAGGACTCAAGTTCTTGCTTGGTCGCACCGATAGATTTCAGTTCAGCCACTTGTTCAGAAGCTGTCAATGAATTTTTAAATTTTTTTGTAAGTTGCACAAGACCCACAGGATGAAGGACATCCAATGTTTCTCTCTCAAGATAGGATGCCATCGCTCGGAGAACTCCGGGTAAGTTTGACTTATCTTGCTTGCACATTCGTAGGAAAAAGTTTTCTACCTTCCCCAATAAACTGTTGGCTTGTCTAGATATAACACCACGGACTAGCCCGGTCTGATGGTCGTGGTCAAGNACCCAGTCATNCGTNCNTACTTTAAGAACAGGACATTGCTTGGGCTTGTTCNCGTCCCTGTAGTCCTTGATCTTATTTTGGGATAAGTACTTCATAGGTACATACGTATCCATTTCTTGATACTTATATCACTAACGCCTCCAAGTTTTTCCTGTATCTTCGGATANGATAAACCTTGCTNTCTGTAATCTCTAGCCTTGGAAGCCATTTCTTTTTTCTGAGAATCCGTGTACTGCACACCTCTTCTTGTCCTTGGTTTAGCATTAAGTTCTATTAAACCATTCTTTTTTAATTTATTAAATCCTTTTGTTTTGCATTCGTAGAGGAATCTACTTTTAGCAATCATATCCTCGAAGTCAGCATCCTTGTGGTGCTTGTCCAATAAATCCAGCAAGGACGCAGCCGTATTCTTATCGTTCATTCTTTTCTTGTACGGATATAATTTGTCCTATTGATCCTTTCTTAAATGTACACAGCCCATCTTTTGATGGAGCTTTCTTTAATAAATATTTTAGTGCTACCTTCTCGTCCTTAGCCCACTTGGTTGTTACTCCAATGTATCCTTCGGGCATATCATTTAATGTGTACCTAATTTCGTATCGGTTCATTTCATACGAAGCAACCAGTAAAGTTCAGCGCATTTCTTTGCTACCTTTATTCCTTTCTGCATATCGTCTTCTGACCAGTCCTTGTGATAATGTTTTGCTGTATCGCAATCAATTATAATTGATCGGCACTTCGGTAAATAGTTCAGCTTGTGTTCCTTCATCAACATAAAGGATTCAATAGCAAGCTGTTGGCAGTCCTTGTCATACGTCTTAGCCTTGCCTTTCGTATTAGTTCTGCACTTGTAATCAGCTAGGAAAAGTTTGTTATCCTGGTCGTGACCTATGAAGTCCACGCTACCGGCTATCTTTATTCTGTTATTAGCTATAAGTTTCTCACAAGCTAGTGGCTTTACACCCTCAGCTTGTATCCATTCTATGAATGGCATTGACCACTTGTCCCAAGCGGTTGGCTTAGGTCTTTTGTCTGAGTAAAGAAATCCGTAATCTATTTGTAACTCAATAGCTTTGTGAACAGTTGTTCCGAACTCAGAGGACTCAATGGTATCTCCAGTAACTGGGTGCTCCCTAGTTCCGTAAGTAAGACGCTCGATGTCCTGCCATACCAAATCAGGAAACTCCCTAGCTAGTTGAGTNATCATCCTTGGTTTGTAAATACTATCNAGGAATGAATCCTTAACTATACCTAGTACAGTTGTCACGGATGGGTACACCTTGCTTTTCTTTTTAGCTTGAGCCGGAGTACTTATTGTGCTGTCAAACTTCGGGTCGGACGCATCCTTGCAATTGTAGAAGTGCGCCATTATAATTCGTCTTGATCCATTACGTATTCAATTGCTTGCCTTAGTGCCTTTGAACTTATACCATTACAAGGCATACGAACCAATGGTTCAAATAAAAACTCTTTGTGTATAAGGCAATGATCCACCTTCCCGTCTTCGTTTAACTCCCAGCTATGGGTCAACTTATTGTCTGCGAAATAAGAGAACACATCCTCTATCTTTCTTGATAGGGTTGAGTTATGTTCGACTACTTCAATAGCTGTTGCTATTTCATTGCACAAGGAATCCGAACTTTTGGATTGATGCTCGAGTTCCTTGGCTACTGCGTATGCGTTTTCTTTTGTTATCTGCATTGTCATAATAGTTTATGTATGATTGTAGCTATGATTACTGATGCACCAACACCTATGATGCAACAAAAAACTATAACGGCGGAATAAAAAACTTCCTTTCCCCCGGCAACTAACTCTTCGTACTCTTTATCTTTCATATTATTTATTGTTTACTCTTTGGATTAATGTAACAAATGCTTTGGCTGCAGTCTGATTGACAACCCCGTTGCCTAGCAATCGGAGTCGATC